GTTCGTCTTCGGCCTGGGCGGCATCCACGGGTCCGTGGAGTCTGAGGTCATCGAGTCAGACGCCGAGCACGTCATCGTGGACCTCGATGTCACCTCGTACTACCCGAACCTTGCCATCACCAACGGATTCCACCCGGCGCACCTGGGCAAGGACTTCGTGGCGATCTACAAGCACCTGTTCGAGCAGCGCAAGCAGTACCCCAAGAAGTCCGCTGAGAGTGCGATGCTGAAGCTGGCGCTCAATGGGGTGTACGGCGACAGCAACAACCAGTTCAGCGTGTTCTACGACCCGCTGTTCACCATGAGCATCACGCTCAACGGGCAACTGCTGTTGTGCCTGCTGGCCGAAGGGCTGCTGACGATCCCCGGGCTGCGCCTGATCCAAGTCAACACCGATGGCCTGACCGTGCGGGTGCCACGCAGCCACAAGATCATGGTTGATCTGGCCCGCATGGCGTGGCAGGAGCGCACTGGCCTGAACCTTGAGGAGGCCGTCTACAAGGCCATGATGATCCGCGATGTGAACAACTACATCGGTGTGTTCAACGATGGCAGCACCAAGCGCAAGGGTGCCTACGAGTGGAAGGCCGGCTGGCACCAGAACGCTGGCGGTCTTGTGATCCCCAAGGTGGCCGAGAAGGTGCTGGTGGAGGGTGCCCCGATCCGGCAGACCGTGCAGCAGTGGCCGGACATCATGGACTTCATGCTGCGCACCAAGGTGCCGCGCAGCAGCTATCTGGCCATCGAGTGGGACGGTCAGCCGCCCCAGCAGTTGCAGAACATCACACGCTACTACATCGCAGAAGGCGGTGGCCGGCTGTTCAAGTGGATGCCTCCGCTGAAGGGCAAGACTGAGTGGCGAAAGATCGGCGTCGAGAGTGGCTGGGGTGTCCAGCCATGCAGCGACATCCGTGAAGCTGGCAAGTTGCCAGTGGACTTTGATTACTACATCCGAGAAGTGGAGAAGTTATGTCTGGCTTTAGCGTGAACCAAGTGCAGCACGGTGGCGACCACTACAAGAAGCAACCGATCCAACCGTGGGACTACATCGCTGCGAATGAACTCGGGTACTTCGAGGGCAACGTGGTGAAGTACGTCTCTCGGTGGAAGGATAAAGGAGGTGTCGAGGACTTGCGCAAGGCTCGGCACTACATCGAGAAGCTGATCGAGTTGAACACCGGCAACATCAAACCTCACGGGTACTGACATGCTTGAAAAGAACATCGAAGCCAAGGTCTGCGGCTACGCCCGTGAGCGCGGGCTGCTGGCCTACAAGTTCACATCGCCAGCGCACGCTGCGGTGCCTGACCGGCTGTTCGTGCTGCCCAATGGGCGCATGTTCTTCTGCGAGTTCAAGCGCGAGGGTCAGAAGCCCACGCCGGCCCAGGAGCGAGAGCATCTGCGCCTGCGGCAGCACAAGGTCAGCGTGTTCGTGATCGACAACGTGGACGCTGGGCTGCGCATGGTGGACGAGATGTTGAGGATGTGATGCTCACACCCCACCTGCTCCACGACTACCAGAAGAAGGCGGTCAACTTCCAGTGCACCCACCCACACTCGATGCTGTGGCTGGACATGGGCCTGGGCAAGACCGTCATCACGCTGACCAGTCTGTCGCACCTGCTGGGCACCGGCTTCCTGCGAGGCGTGATCATCGTCGCCCCGATCCGCGTCATCCGGCTGGTGTGGCGGCAGGAGGCGGCGAAGTGGGAGCACACCAAGCACCTCAAGTTCAGCATGGTCGCGGGCACCAAGGACCAGCGCACCCGCGCCCTGCTGCGCCCTGCCGACGTGTACATGGTGAACTACGAGAACCTGGGCTGGCTGGCTGAGACGCTGCAGACCTACTTCGTCAAGAAGAATCGTCCGATGCCCTTCAACGGCATCGTGTGGGACGAGATCAGCAAGATGAAGAACAGCGCCACGAACCGGGTCAAGGCGTTCCGCAAGATCGCAGACCAGTTCACTTGGACCACGGGCCTGACCGGCACCCCGGCCAGCAACGGCTACAAAGACCTCCACGGTCAGTTCCTCGTAGTGGACAGGGGTGAGCGCCTGGGCACCAGCAAGACAGCTTTCCGCACCCGGTTCTACCGCAAGGTGGGGCCGTACAAAGAGGTGCCCTACGACGACACCGAGGACACCATCAAGAAGCTGATCGGGGACATCACGCTGGAGATGTCAGCCGAGGACTACAACCCGCTGCCGGACCTGATCGTCAACAACATCGAGATCGAGATGCCCGACGAGTTGCGGGCCAAGTACGACCGGCTGGAGAAAGAGTTCTTCATGGTGCTCGACAGCGGAAAGGAGGTCGAGGCGTTCAACCAAGCGGCGTTGACTAACAAGTGCCTGCAGTTCTCCAACGGTGCCATGTACCCGATTGCCGGGATGCCGCTGTGGGAGCCCGTGCACGACATGAAGCTGGACGCGCTGGAGGAGATCGTCGATGAGGCCCAGGGCTCACCGGTCCTGTGCGCCTATGCGTACCGCAGTGACGCCGAGCGCATCATGGCCCGGTTCAAAGATCTGCGCCCGATCAACCTGACCGAGTGCAAGAGTGAGTCTGCGTTGACCAACGCCATGCACCGCTGGAAGACTGGCGACTGTCAACTGATGATCGGCCACCCGGCGTCGATGGGCCACGGCATCGACGGCCTGCAGAAGAACGGCCACATCCTCGTGTGGTATGGCCTCAACTGGTCGCTGGACCTGTACGAGCAGTTCAACGCCCGGGTGCGCCGCCAAGGTCAAGGTGCCCCTGTCATGTGCCATCGCATCCTGATGCAGAGCACCCTTGATCAAGCGCAAGCAATGGCCCTCGACGAGAAGGCCACAACCCAAGCTGGGCTGCGCAATGCGGTCAAGCAATATCGTCAATCCAAAGGAGTGTGAAATGAGTTACGCAGAAATCGAGTTGCAAGTTGTTCGTTGGGGCGAGGCCCGAGGCATCGTGCAGAACGCTACCGCGATGTCCCAGGCCATCAAGACCTTGGAGGAGACCACGGAACTGCTGGACGCCCTGAACAAGAACAACCTCGACGAGGCCAAGGACGCCATCGGTGACATCGTAGTGACGCTCATCATGGTGTGTGCTGTGCTCGATGTCGATTTGGTGTCGTGCCTCAGAGGTGCCTACAACGAGATCAAGGACCGAAAGGGGCACCTCACAAAAGAAGGTGTGTTCGTCAAAGAAGTGTGATACACTTGTGTCACACCAACCGCAGGAGTAACTGTAATGATCCGTGAATCGATTGACTGGCTGAAGAGTGTGTACACAACCCCAAGCGCCGAGCAACTTGCGCTGCGTGAACTGGAGGACGCCAAGCGCAGGCTGCTGGAGGCTCAGAGCAGCCGCGAGTACGCTGACTCCATGTGCAAGTATTACGAGGCCAAGATCAAGCGCCTGACGAACTACCTGCACAAGGCCACGGAGGATCAGCAATGACCACACAACCCGAAGCCCTGCGGCTAGCTGCCCAGCTTGAGGATACTGAGTCTGCAAGACTGCACCTGATGCCATATGCCGCCACCGAACTGCGCCGCCTGCATGCGGTGAATCAGGAACTGGTGTATGAGTTGAAGGTGGCAACTGAGGCGATTGAGTATTGGGGTGACTACGCTCCAGATTACTTTCAGAAAAAGTGGGACTTACAAAGCGACATTACTGCGGCCAGAGCCGCGATTGCAAGAGCGGAGGATCAGCAATGATCTGGCCCTTCCCTCCTCCCGGTGGCCCGGTGCCACTGACACCCAAGGAACTCAAGGAACTGGAGCGCAAGGAGCGCGAGAAGCTACCGGAGGCACCGTTTTGAGTTCACTCAACCGTGGGCATCTGGTAGTCGACACCCTTGCCACTATTGCCGACTTCGGCGAGGTCACTGCGAGTGAGTTGGCCGATCACCTGCGCATCAGTCGATACGATGCTCACGCTGTGCTCACTCGACTGAACAATCGCACCAAGTCAGGCTTGAAGCGCATCCACGTCGTGCGGTACGTCTACGACCACGAGGGTGCCCGCAAGTACCCCCGGGCGGTCTACGCCCTGGGTGACAAGTCCGACGCCAAGAAGCCCAAGCCTGACACGCTTGCCAACAAGCGGCTGCACTACCACCGGGCCAAGGCTCGGGCACTGACCAACAGCGTCTTCAACCTTGCGACGCAGTGGAGGGCGGGTACATGAAATGCCCTACTTGCAATGCGTGGGTGGAAGTTATAGAAACCAGACAGCGAAAAGGCTACACCTACAGGAGGTACACATGCGCGAACAAGCACCGCTTCAGCACACGCGAATCCCCCGTGGCTGTGACCAGCAAGGCCGACACCCTCAAGCCGCCGAGTGCTGCACTGAACTCGGCTGCGAAGATGATTCGCGCACCAGTCTGATGCCACTGGCCGTAGCGGCGGTGGCGGTCGTGCTGCTGATCGCCGTGGGGTTAGCCTTGGCCTGAGCGTCAGTAGGACCAGATCGTCGGCTGAGAGCGCAGATCGAGGTGGATAAACCGCCCCGCGCCTTTCTGTTGCACGCCGATGCCGGCGAACCCCAGGTGCATCGCCAAGCGCAGCAGTTCATGGGCGTCAGCGCCTTGCACGCCAACGTCGCAGGCCAGGCCAGTCGAGTGCATCCCCGGCTCCGCCTTGGCCTTCTCGATGGGATGATCAGGGCAGCGGTAGCCTGATGTGATGGTCATAGGGCGCTTGTAGACGTCTCGCAGCGCCTGCAGACGCCCCATGAACTCGGGCTTCATCTCCTGCTTGCCGCAGTGACGGCAACGGAACTCGGCCTCGGTGAAGTTGGGGTAATCGGCCCAGTTCACTTCGTCACACCTTTGAACTTCTCCACCGTGCGCAGGCCACCAATACCCAGCATGCCGGTGATGACGACCCACAGCAGGTCGAGGTTCAGCGTGGGCGGCGTGGGCCAGCCCTTGATGGTCGCCACCCAAGCCAGCAGCGGCTGCAGGATCGTGGCGTAGATGAACCCCGCGCCGCCGGCCCATCCGAAGAACGGGCGCCAGCCAGCGACGAACACGCTCGCATGCGTGGCCTCGCGGGCGTTGATCTCAAGCTGCGCGATGGTCTGCTTCAGTTCGCCCTCGGCGGCCATCCGCACCAACTCCATCTCGGCCTCGCGCTTCTTCTCCGGGTCAGGAACGAAACGGTCCAGCAGCGTCTTGCCGACCTCTAGGATCGGGCCGAGGATGAGAGGGTTCACGGCTTGTCCGCCTTGTGGTCTAGCTTGGCGAAGATCTGGCGGCAGATCTCCTTTACCTCGTCGATGTCGCGCCGGTAGTCATCCTTGGCGACATAGTTCAGCGGCATCTGCCGCACGTCCTTGTCCAGTATCCGAATCGTCTGGTAGATGTTGTTGAGCACCCACCCGCCAAGAAACCCGGCAATGGAAACGGCGACGTTGAAGAGGTACTGCGTGTCCATTTACTGCTCCGACACAAACGAGTTCTGAACCTCCGCAGCCGGCGCAAGCATATTGACAACAGCAGGGGTTCGCAAGACTTTCGACGCGGCAGTGCCCGCCTTCTTGAAAGGATCAGCCATCTTCTGACCCTTGGCCTGACGAGCCATAGCCTTCTCCAGCGCCTTGGCGGCTGCTGCTGGGTCGAGCATCTCAGCAGCCAACTCGATGGCCAGCTTCTCATCTAGCTTGCCCTGCATCCGGCGCAACAGATCGTTGGCGACCGTGGTCACGTTATTGTTGAAGTTCGGGGCGCGGACGTTGCCCATGACCTCGGTGCCCATCAGGTTCACGTCAGGACCAGCGCCACGGGCGGCGGTGGCCTGCGCCTCGGTTTGACGAGCACGGGCAAGATCAGCGCGGACATCCTCGACGATCTTGATCTGATCCGGCGTAAGCACGTCTGACAGGTTCTGGAACCGGGCTTCACCGGTGGCCCGCTTGATGGTGCCTGGGGCGTTTTCCAATGCACCAGCGTACCCTGCGGCCCGCAGACGGGCGGTTTCCTCACCCAGAGCAGGAACAAGTTTGCCTTCGAGGAACTGGCCGACCTGCATCTGGTTGATCGGTCTGCTCTGCGCGGCAAAGGTTTCTCGCGCCACTCGGTACATCGGGGCCTTGCTCTCAGCCCATTCAAGGAATTGTGCCCGGGTACGACCAATGGCTTTCGCCTCGGCTGATCCGATGCCGAATGTGGCAGGGTCTTTGATCAGGTCGTCGAAGGCCATCTTCATGGCGTGAAGACTGCTGCCCGGGTACTGCGCCACCTCGCCCGGGATCACGGTCTGACCCAGCGGGCGCCCTGCCTCGTCAACGATTGCAGACGGGACAACCTGGGCAGGACGGTTCTGGCCGATTTGGAAAGGCTGACCCTTCTCCGCAGCCAGATCGGCAGCACGGGAGATCACCTTGTCCATCGAGGGGCGGTTCAGCAGCGTGGCA